AACGCGCCAGCGTCACGGCATTGATGCTCTTGGCCCAGTTCCACTGCAGGCCGTTGAGTACAAAGACTTCATCTGCCGAGAAGTCGCCGATCATCCCGAACTCATCCCAGCAGCGATAGCGCAGTTCATACCGACTGACCTTGCGCACATCCCATTGCCCAGGCTCCACGGGGATCAACTCCCGCACGCGCCCGTTGTCGCCACGCACCTTGATGGAGAGGCCCGCGCCTGTCAGGGCTGCGTGCACCGTCATCATCCGGCGCCACTCGAATGAGGTCTGCCATTCGTTCGGACGCCGCGTCAGGAGCCGGTACTCAGGGATGTTGAGCGCCTTCTCGCTGGTGCCGTCCTTTTTTTCACGGTAGACGTGCAGGTCCGGCGTGGCGCAGCCGTCTGCCAGCACCTTGACGCAAGCCAGCACGGTAGAGACCTGCAGAGCGGTCTTTTCGGTCACGGTCACGCCCGCCACGCGGCTCGCGCCCGTGCCGTCGATCAGGTCGGCGATCTGGTCGTAGGTCAGTTCCTTGGCCCGGCGCTCCAGACCCTTACCAAAGAAAGACATTTACTGACCTCCTCGGATCAAAAGCACGCCACCAGAGATCGAAAGCGCCCCACCAACAATGAAGCCAGCAGGCGGATAGATCATCCATGCGCCATAGGAAATGGCAGTAGCGCCACCAACCAGCAGCGAATCCGGGGCAATGCGCACCAATGCCGCGCGCACCTCTGCAGCGCCGCGCTGCAGCGCTTGAAGGTATTGGTTCATCACTTGTCCCAGAAAGAGCGGCCGCCGGCCGCTTGTGGATTGGTCGCCATCAAGGTGACGGCATTCAAAGAGGCCATGAGCGGATCAATCTTGGCCGTGCCGCTGGCCTGCTTGGTGATCAGAGAAGCGTTGCCTGCCGGAACGACCTTTGCATTGCCGACGCACCATGTCATGAGTGGCTGCCCAGCGTGAACCAGGCTTCCGTCCTGGAGGCCACGCTCTGCGACCGCCATGGATCCAGTGAGCTTCCATCCCTGAGAAATGCCAATGATCAAGTCTTCGGGGATGCCCGCATCTACAAGCGCTTGGAAAACAACCTTGTGCGTGCGCTCCGGGTCCAGGCCAATCCTGGCCAGCAGCCCAGAGTCAAAGACCAGCTTGCACAGTTCCGCAAGCTCATCCAGGTCCTGATTGGGTTGATTCACTACAACCAGGTCGCCATCCTTCTCGAAATCGCGGTACTTCGCCTCTTCGGATTTGCGGCGCTCGATGCCAATGGGGTGAATCCATGCCCGGTTCCACAGAACGCAGTTTTGCGTTCCCCTCTTCCGGCCCTCGACTGCAAACCCCAGCAAGTCGTCCAGGCCACCTCCGTCGATACCCACTGTGACCACCTCGCACTCGGCCAGGATGAAGTCCAGCGTCACCCGGTTGTCGCCGCGCTTTTCCCAGAAATCAGCGCCGGTCCAGCGGTTGGCCCGCAGGTTCAGACCGATCTGAATATTCAGGTGCTTGGCGAGGAAGCGCTGGAATCCACCATCCTGCTCAGAAGAGCGCTTTTGCATCTCGTCGGTGAGCCATTCCTTGCTGACCGATCGGCCCAGGTTCGGATTGGTGATGTAGAAATTCTCCGGATCCAAGTAAGCCTTGGACTTGATCATCGCCGCCGGGAACTCGTACAGGATGCCAAGCGTCTTGAGGCTTACCACCGTGCCGTCGCGCACTTCGCGCCAGTATTCCAGCTTGGACTTGAACACACCCTCAGGCGCTTCATCCGACTGAGTGGTCAAGAAGATGACCCAACCCTCATCACGCGACACCTGACCGCCCAGCGCCTCCTGAAACATGGCATCGGCATTGGCGCGCTTGCCAAACAGCCAGAGCTCATCCACCAGGATCTTGCCGGACTTTTTGCCAGAGACCGTGTCCGTGTCGGCCGCCACCACCTTCAGGCTATTGCGGTTCACCCGATGGGTGATGGTCCGAATATGGTCCTGAATGTGGAAAAGCGCGGACAGCTCCTCATCTGCGCGCACCATGCTGGCCGCCGGTTTGAAGGAGTTATCAGCCACTTCCTTGGTCGGCGCCAGAATCAGGTGCTCCTCATCCGCGCGCCAGCACAGGATCAGCGCCGTGAGCATGATGCCTGCGGCGATGGTGGATTTCGTGTTCTTCTTGCTGATGAGCAGACCGTATTCACGGATCAGCTGTTTACCCGTCTCAGCGTCGTATGCGCCGAAGATGACGCGCACAAAGTCGAAGACCCACTCTTCAGAGCACTCCCCGAATGTGGGAGGGCGGTATTCATCGAGCTCCGCATCCCAGACCTTGGGCAGGTCAACGACCTTGAGCTCCTTAAAGATTGCCAGGGCCTGCTCGGCCTGGTCCTGGAAGATCGGCGGCGGAATTATGGACTTCCGCTGCACCAACCGTTCCTCCCAGTCGATGCAAGCGGTGCTCCATTCCATATCTATACCTTCTGTCCGTTAGCAGCTACCAACTTCGGAGGCGCGGCCGGCGCAAAACGGCTTGCGACCTTTTTCGCCGCAGCGTTCTTCTCTTCCTTCTTGCCTGCCTCGCCCTTTTTAGGGTGGCAGTACGGCGCCGCCAACGTGGCAGCCTGCATCCGGCGGCCGCGCTCCTCAGTGTGATCGCGCATCACCTCAAGCAGGTAATCCAGCGGCATGAGGTCGCTCAGATCCGGCGGCGGCTCTGGCTCAGCAGGCGGCTGCTTGCCGAATGGCCACTTTGGATCATCCTTGTAGCCATTGGCATCAACCTGAGGGGGCGCAGTTTTGGGAGCCTCCTTCTTGCCTGGCTTTACCTCTTCGGGCTGTTTTTTTGGGCGGCCAGCCCCGGGCCGCGCGCCACCTCTTGGCATAAGCGGCTCCTTTGAATTCTTTGATTTCTTTGAATTCCACCCTCGGATTTATTCATACAGGGGGAAATTTTCTGCGCGTGCGGAACAGGGCGGTCTAGAGGCCGAAGACCCCCAAGGTTTTGATCCCCCCCTCCCCTTTGCCATTGCCATCAGGTCGCGTCAGGAGGCCGATAGAGCCACGTTCGCAGCCTCGTGACCCTCGATCAACTCCACCTCGATGCGCGCCTTACGGTCACCCAGACTGCCCACCTGATAGCTGGTCACGTACGCCTTAACCTGCACGTTCGCTGCCGTCGAATCAAGCCCCAACTGCTGGGCAACATGGTCAATGGCAAGCGCCAACAATGCCGGCTCATCAATCGAAGCCTTGTGCACCGTCCGGTTCTGTTTGTCGCTGCTGATCTGCACCCGGTTCATGACTTTCCCTCCACCATCAACGCCACGGGCGGCATGGTGCTACCTGCCACCCACAACATGACAGGCTGGCCGGCCTTGATCGCCTCGACCTCGGCAGGCGTCGGCGTCCAGAATGAAACCACTGCAGGCACACCATCCCAATCGGTGCGCGTCACTGGCAGTGCATTGCAAGGCAATGTCTTCTGATCCCATCCCGCTGGCGCGCCAAGCACAGCATTGTTTGATGGGTGCTGCATACGGTCCATGGGTCACATCCTTTGCTCGGCGCGCTGTTTGTCACGGGAATGATGAGTGCTGCACAACGACTGCCAGTTGCTCCGGCGCCAGAACAGCGACTGATCGCCTCGGTGCGGGGTAATGTGGTCGACCACCGTTGCAGCCTCCACACGACCATCCGCCTCGCACATCACGCAAAGTGGATGCTCACGCAGGAACTGAGCCCGGGCCTGCTGCCACTTGTAGCCGTAGCCGCGCTGTGCGGATGTCTGGTCACTTGTGCGCCAGCTGCCGGCCTGGATGGTCTGAACACGCTGGGTGTTCAGCATTGGCACGCCGCTCTTGAGCGTCTGAAGCTTGGCCATCACGCACGCCGACCGTAGCAGTGGAATAGGCAGGGCATGCGCTCCAGCCCCTGGATGGCGTAGATCGAGGCGAAGCGAATGCGCCGGCCAGCAATGCGCCCTTGGGCGTCAATGCGGCTCGGGTTGTCGTGAACCTTGATCCAGCCGCCCGAGGTGCTGACCTCAGACACGCGAGAAAAGCGCTCGCCAGTGTCCACGTCGATGATCGTCGCGCCACGGGCGTTTGCTGCTGTGTAGAGCATTTCGCCCTCCTCGGGATAGGTGCCGCCACCGAGTGATCCGCCCCTGAAGCAATGTGCGTGATCGTCGGGCGTGCTCGGTGGCAGCGAACCGGGAATAAAAAAGCCGCCGAGGCAAAACCAGGGCGGCAGATGCCGGCTTTCGGCCAGCAAGGAGACAAACAAAAAAAGCCCACAAGCATCTGCTGCGGGCTGTAGGCGCGTCTATCCCTCTCTAGCTACCTGCACCGCTAAGGGCTGCATGCAGGGCATTGGACGGTGACGACTGGTGGCAAGATTTTTCTTGCGACCGACAGCGCAATTCTAGAGGCAGGTTACCCTGTGTCAAGCCCTGCCATTCAATCGGTAGCGTATACCCTGCCGTGCACGCCCCACACAGTCCTCCATATAGGTGAGGAGCTTTCGCCCATGCTCTCCGCCTGGAACCTTGCCATGGCCTGAGCCCCCGCAAGACCTACAGGCGACAGACGACAACTCCCCAGCTCGAGGCGACAGTTGGAACTTGCGACCACTGCATGCGCCACATACAGGCTTGAGCCAATGCAAGAGCACGGCACAGCTAACAGATTCCGTCTCTGGGCATTCATCCAGGGCAGCTGTGAGCTGCAGATGCAGACGCACCTCAGGAAGCATCTTGAGCATGCGCATGGTCTCCTTGAGCTCAGCGACAAACCCGTCTTCAAGGCGCTTGCGGGCAGCATCAGAGTGCTCCTTCTCCACCTGCTTTGATTGCTTTGCCGTAGCGATGTCCCGAGCCAGTTGCGCAATCTGCTTCCGGGTCGCCTGACGAGGGATCTGGCAGCCGCGGCGCGCAGCTGCATCCCACTCGCTGTGCAGGCGCATCAATGCAGCGCCGAAGCGCGACTTGCTCCAGCCGGCGGCAATCAAGTAGTCAGCATCACCTTGCAGGCCCGCCTCCACTCGCAGGCTGCTCGATTGGGTTGCGCTGGCATAACGTTCCTGAGTGGTTGGTGTATCAGTCATCCTGTCCTCTTTCATCAATTGCCCATCAAGCGCTGCACGGTCACATTCAGCGCGTCCAGTTCGCTCATCTTTTTGATTGCCCACATG